TGATTTTATCGTTTACTCCTTGTCTTGATGGTTCTACGTGGACGTATGCGACGCCTATGTCCTGTGCTGCCATCGTGTTTCCTTATTCGTAGGTTGGGATTCCGATGGCGGTCGGAGTCAGAGGTCGTCGTTGATGTGGAAATAGGCTTTGAGCCGTTCCCTGTCCTCGCGTTGACGGCGGGTGAGGTTGTGCGTCGGGGTTGGCGGGCGGAGCGGGTCGTGCTCGTGGTCGAACCATGGGCGTTTGCGTTGTCCGGACAACATCCAGACCGCCTGTTCGGCTCCATCGGGCGCGTAGACGGCGTTCTGCAACGCCATCCACGAGTGGCTCGTATGGTCTTTGAGGATTTCGCGGGTCAACGCCCAGGCGAGTCCCCAATCGACTCGTGGACGTTGGCCTTCAACCCATTCCCGGAAGCGTACGGGCCTGTAGATCTGCCCGTACGCTCGGATCCAGTCGTAGGCTAGTGCCGCGCGATTGTTGTTCCAGAGGTGGGCGAGGTAAACGCTTTTGGGTCCAGTCCGGATTCCTCGGCCCACGCCTTGATGGTCGCGGTGAGGTAGGCCATCGGACGTTTGGTCTTGCGCAGCACGTTCCAGAAGTTCGGCTGCATCGTCTGGAAGTAGGCGAGGAACGTGCTCACGCAGGCCGTGGTTTCCTCGTCGGACAATGCGGGCTTGCCTTTGATCAGGAGGATGGCCTGGACGAGTTCGATGGGCAGTTCCGCGTTGTTGAGGTTCGGCAGGTCGAGTTTGACGCCGGAGACCTCGAGGTGCACGTCGGGTTTGAGCTCTTCCGCTTCGGTCAGGTCTACGTCCACGACATGGTATTCTTTGTCGCTCATGTTGGCTCCGTTCTAATGGTTGGCGGTTGAATGGGTGTCCCGTACGGCCGACCGCCATCGGCCGCACGGGAAGAATCAATGGGTCACTTGGCGTCTTCAGTGACGAGGCCCCATGCGTGGAACTGTTCGCCGTTGGTGCCCTTGAGCATCTTGAACGTCATGCTGAAGTTCATGATCTCGCTGGATTTCAGGCTCACGTCGTCACGGTCGCTCACCTTCGCGTTGGTGCCGTACAGGAGGAACGGACGGTCCTGCTGGTCGAGCGCGACCAGCACGAGGATCCACTCCTTCTTCAATCCGGCGCCCTTGATGCTGATGCCGCCGTCCGAATCGACGTCCACGTCGAAGTAGGCCGACACCACATCCTTGCGGCCCTCCATGGCGGCGAGCTGCAGGGTCCAGTAGCCCGGATCCGTGTCGGACAGCACGATGTCGCCGTTGTGGGCCTTGTAGTCGGTGCTGTCGCCCGGTTCCGGATGCAGTACGGCGCCGTCCTCCGTGGAGTAGCCGATCGGCTTCTTGCTTGCCGGCGGGATCCAGGCCACTCCGGTCGGAGCCACGAACGTGCTGTCGCCCTTGGGGAACAGGAACAGCGCGTAGTTCTTGATCAGGCGCACGTTGCCTGCGGTGTTGCCGCTGGACACGTACCCGTAGTCGGTCGCGCCCTGCGCGGCGACGGTGGTTTTTTCGTTGTTGTCAGACATTCGTCTGCACCTTTCCGTTCTTCGCGTGTGGCGGCACGTTGTCTTTGGTTGTGTTTCAGTTGACGGTGACCTCGAGCAGGAGCACTCCGTACGCGCACACCAGCCTCTTGTCCTCGTCAGTCATGCGTACCGGCCCGGATTCGAGTGACGCGTCGATGAGCGGCGCGACGGTTCCGAGCCCGATGATCTCCCTCGCGATGTCGGCCCACAGGCGTGCGGCCTTGTCCCAGTCGCCCGTATGGTCCTCTCTCATGCAGCGCACGCTCAACCGCAGCCGCACGTACTGCGAGATTGGAGTGCTCATGCCCTGCATGGAGTCGGCCAGCGTGGCTTCGGTGAAGGGCGGTTCGAGGTCGCTTCGTTCGATGGTGTCGAACGTCACGTCCGGGAACAGTGTCCTCAGTTTGGGCAGGAGCAGCGGCTCCGTGCGGCGGGGAGTGACCGGGATGCTCATACGCGCATCCTTCCGAGCGTGTCCTCTAGCGTGCCGTGCGCCTTCTCCACCGGTGCCGGGCAGATGATCGCCACGCCGCTGCGGTTCTTGCCGTCATGGTCGCGGACCATGCAACGGTCATCCTCTACGGCGGCTTCGACCGCGTCCCTCATGCGCGAGCGCAATGTCTCGTTTTTGAGGACCTGTTGGCTGAACGCCTTGCGGTTGAATACGAATCTGCATCGTTTGGCCATGCTTATCCTTCCCGTTCGCCCACGGTGATGACGTCGCCGATGTGGCGTCCGTGGAGGTTGTTCCACACTTGCGGTTTTCCTTTGACGGGCAGGAGGATGCCTCTGACTTTGATCAGGTCGGTGGCTTGGATGCCGGATGGTTGGCTACCGCGGATGTGGATCGTGTATTCGATGGTCCGTGGACTGGCGTTCTCCTCAACCTGGTCGATGGTGGAGGTCGGGGCGACCAAGGCCTGGAATGCGCCGACGCGGGCTGGCTTGCCTTGGATGGGGTTGCCGTCCGTGTCGGTGGTGGGCTGGCCGCGCCAGATTTCGATGGTTTCCACTAGGACGTCTCCCCCGTTGCCATGTCGACGCTGAACGCGCGTTGCGCGTTGATGCCGAGGATGCGTTTCTCGTCGTCGCGCAGCCAGAGGTCGCCGGTGGGCGCTCCGAAACTGTATTGTTCGCTGAAGCTGCCGGTGGTCTGGTTCATCTGCGTGATGCCGCCGGGAATGTCGTACGGGTCGGCCTGCATGATCCTGCGGACGATGTCGCAGGTGATCTTCGTCAACAGTCGTGGCCGTTCGTCGAGGAGCCGCCGCCAGTTCGGGGAGCGTTCCTTGATGTAGTCGGTCACGTCCGCGAGATGCGTGTCGGCCTTCTCACGTTCCTCGTCGGTGAGCTTGTGCCATCTCCGTTCGAGATCGTCGGAGGTGGCGAACATGTCGGGTTCGTCCGTCATGGTCACTTCTTGTCCGGCAGTTTGACCGCCCCGGCGGATACGAGGCCGGCGATGATGTCGTCGAACTGTTTCGCCAACGTGTTGAACGCGGTGACGAGTTTGTCGAATTCGTCCTTGGTCGGAGTGTCCGCCGCGGCCTCGGCGATGTTGCTGTCGACGTTGCCGATCGCTTGTTCGGGCGCGTACTGCTTAATGCCGCCGAGGGTGTCCTCGCCGGCCGCCGGCAGCTCGTAGGCGCTGGATCCGGCGGAGAAGTCCGTGCCATCCTTGTTGACAAGGCTCACCTGCGCGTCCAACGGTCCGATCGTATGCTTCTTCTTACCTGACGGATTGACCACAAGGGTCTGGATGGGGAAACTCATCGTTCACCTCATTCCGTGGCCTTGAGTACGGCGAACGCCTTCGGATCGATGATCGCGAACGCGTACATCGCCTCGGTGCGGTATGCGATCTGGTTATGGGCCTTCAGGTCCACGCCGGTCTGGTCCGGATCGCCGTAGGCGATGATCTCGCTGGTCAGATCGCGGACCATGCCCCATTTGATGAGGCTGAAATCTCCCATGAACGCGAGCACCTTCGTCGGGGTCTTGGCCAGTCGGCCGTTGACGGTTCCGGAGGTCGCGGCGGTGATGCCGTCCAGGCTGCCGGCCTGCAGGTTCAGCGGGATCTCCGGGTAGAAGCGCATGCCGGTGGAGGGGACGCGCAGCTTGCGCAGGCGGGACGCCCAGGTCTTGGACAGGGCGACACCGTTGATGTCGTAGGAGTCGTTCAGCGCGTCGGCCAAAGCGTCCACGTTGCCGATCTCATCCTCGGTGGCGATCACCTGCACGGCGGACGTGCTCAATGGGTCGAATCCGGAGAGCGCCTCACCGGTCTTGGGGTTGATCGCATGGTAGATCACGTAGTCGAGGGCGCGGCCCAGTGCGGCTGCCTGATCGGCCTGGATGCTGCGGATGATCTGCAGCTGGTTGTCCTCGTCGGCCCACTGGAGTTCGCTGGTGACGCGGGTGGTGGTCTGCACCTTGAAGCGCTTCGCCACGACGGAGTCCACGGTCTGCTCGTAGCTGCTCTTGACCGCGCCTTCGGCCACTACCTCGGCTTCGCTCTTGCCGTTGAACACGAGGTAGTCGGCGTCGGAGAAGATCTGTGGCGTGCTGGGGCTCAGGGACGCGATGGTGCTGGTGTCCTTGGCCTTGTTCACGATTTCGGTGGCCACGCTCACGGGGAGCTTGATCTGGTCTGTTTTCATCGCCATGATGACTTGTCCTTTCGGATGGTTGGGTTATTCGCCTAGGAGCTGGTGGATGTACGAGAGCTCTTCGGCGTCCTTGTTGTTGTTCTGGTGCGATGGAGAGCCCGTCTGGTTCCTCACCTGAGGCGGCTTGGATGCCGGATGCAGCGCCGCGTGCAGGAGGTCCGCATGCGCCTCGAGTTCCTCCTTGGTTCCGCCGCGCAGCAGTTCGGCCGGAACGTCCTTGTCTTTGGCGACTTCGGACACCCATTCCGCGTGCTGCTTCTCGGCCGCGGCGTCGTCGATCTGCTTGCGCAGCGCCGCGTTCGATTCCTTGAGTTTGTCGATTTCGCTCTTTCCGGCGTTCTCCATCTCGTCGAGTTTCATGGCCTTGGACTTGAGCTCGTCGTAGTCCTTGTACTTGCCGCGCTCCTTGGCCAGTCGCTTCTCGACGATCTGGTCGACCTGTTCCTGGGTGAACGACCTCGGCTCACCGCCGTCGCCACCGTCATTGGAACCGCCCTCGTCGCCACCGCCGTCGATGAGACGGATGTGTGCCGGGAATCGGAATCTGATGGACATGCTGCTCTCCTTTGCTGTTTCCCGTGGATTCGAGTTCGACCGCGCCACGGTGCGCTGTATGGTCCTCCCACGCGATACGGCGCATGGTCGCCGCCAACCTGAATGGCTGGCCGAGTGGTGGATGCAGGATTCGCACCTGCGCGGCTGTGAAGCGCCCGAGTTACAGTCGGGTCCATTCGTCTGCTCTGGCAATCCACCGAAATCAATGGTTTTTGGTAAAATAGAAGTACCGGAGGTCCCGTGCAGACTTGAAATAATAGCCTATTCGTGCGGGAGTGCCTCCGGGTTTTTATTGCAGCTCGATTTCTCTCATCCCGTTGTTGTCCAATAGGAACAAACGTCTGATCTTGTTTTTCTTATGCAGCGCGTTATAGCGGGAAAGTTGCGTCACCAGTTTCTCCGGAGCCGAGTATCCAGTGAGATCCACAATGAATGCATCCTTCACGACACCATGCTGCTCGGCTTTGGATACCGCTTTTGAGATGTTCTTCGAAATGGATCCGTAGTCTGGGCGTTTTTGCCGAGATGACTTAACCTCGCACTCAAGGTCTTGCTCAATCCATTTCAAGTCATTCGTCGATTTGTGCCCCAAAGTATCGCGTGGAATCCATTCGTAATGCTGTCCGAGTGACTTGAAATGTTCCAGGAACACGATTTCATGCATCTCAAGGACGTCTGCGTCTACTGGGACGCCAAGCGCCTTCTGCCTTCCATCCCATCCTTTCTTGCTTAATGATTTCTCGTCGCGCATGCCGGTGAAATCATGTTCGACTTTGAAAGACGCACGTTTCTTCGGCATGATCCCGTCGCTCAATTGCTTAGGGAACTTATGACGCATAACGAATGTGACGGCATTCGCGTCGGCCGAATCCAACTTGATTCCGGCTTCCTCGGCGGAGGACTTCCAATTCTTTCCCAATGCGTTGCCGTTGATGGCTTGCACGGCCTGATCGTACATGGCTTTATACTTCGCTTGGTCATAGCCGAAGATCTTGTCCTTGCCCCAGCTGCACACGGGAATGCAACGGCATTTGCCGTTATGGAAAGAGCCGCCGAAGTCCGCGCTTTCCTCACTGGTGTATGCGAATCCTCGGCTGGCGAGCATCACGCAAAATGCACAAGGATTGGAGCCTCGTGGGACGCGTGCCCATCCAGGATGCGTCTCGTCGGCGTCGCGGTTGTTCTGCGTGGTCAATCGTACAGACCTGCTCATCATGTCGGCAATGAACTGCTGCCAGTCGTCCACCGTCTTCAGGTCGGGCCAAAGGTCTTCAACAGTCAGCCCGTTGGCGTTGCCATGCTTCAAATTAGTGTAGTTATGCCCATTCCAATCGGTTCCAGTGAAACCGCCTACCTGACGGTATAGCACGTCATATTCGTCGCAAGTAGATGAGACGTAGGGCGGCATTTTGATGCCGGCGTATTTCTGCCACAGGGTCCTGGTGTCAGTGTAGTACCTGCGTGATCGTTCGGACGCATCGCGGGTGTACCTGAGCACTATGTCTTGTCGTTCCAACGGTTTCGCGGATTCCATCGCGTCGGTGGCGTCGTCTGTCAGATTCTCAAGATCAGTCTCGTAATCCCTATGCAGTTTCTCCAGTTTCTGACGAAGCTGCGCTTTCGCCGGTTCCGGCAGATCCAGATTGTTCAGATCCATCCGTCACCTCCGAGGACGCCGCGCTTCTGTCCATGAGCTGGTCGATGCGTTGTTCCGATTTCTGCCGTTGCTGGTCGGCGCGTAGGCGGGTGATTTCCTCGCGGGTCAGGCCGAGACGTTCGAGTCCGACATCGGAGTCGGCGTAGCCGGTGATCTTGTCGGCGATCTTCGTGAACGCGTCGGCGCGCGCCGCGTCGGAGATTTCCCTTGTGGGCGCCCATACCGGATGCACGTCGCGCATGGAGTCGGGTATCGTGTTCGCGCCTTCGCGCAATGCCACGGCGATGCCCATGGCCCGTTTGAGTTCCCGTCCGAAGGCCACGTTCTGCTTGTCGGCGATGCGCGTCAACCGTCGTTCGGCGGATGCCATGGCCTCGGCGCTGGTCGGATTGTCCAACGTGATGCCCAGATAGTCGACCGGCACTCGGGTCTGCGAGGCGACGAGCATGGCCAAGGTCTTGAGCATGTCCGAATGGGGCGTCATGGACGCCTGCTGCACCTGATGCAGTTGGGGAAGCTCTCCGTTCTCGTCCGCGGTGATCGCGTTGATCGCCTGGATGAGACTCGTCCATGTGTTGCTGCTGAACGCGTCCCTGTTCGCTCCGATGAACCAGAGTTTCGGAACGGAATAGAATTCGGCCGACGCCTCCATGCGGACCACGGTGCGGAATCCGGCGTCGACGAGGCTCATGAGCGAACGGCTGATGCGGCTGTGGCCGAATGGCCGGTCCATCTGCCTGTCGTAGGCGAGCGCGACGGCAGTCGGCTGGTCGAAGTTCGTTTCGATTTTCTCCGCCCGCCATGGGGTCAGGTGGCCGGAGCATTCGTAGACCTTGCCGGGGAGCCACACGTTGAACGCGCAGATTCGTCCGTCCTTGTCGTCCTCGGTGATGGTCAATGCCGCGGCCAGACGGTGGTTGCGTCGGTCCCAGATTCCAGCGGACCAGTCGGCGGAGCGTGGGATCATGCTGATCCGGTCCGGATTCTCCGGGTCTGCGGCGATGGTCAGGAAGCTGCATGAGTGCTTGTAAGCGGATACGATCAGTTCTGACGTGGCCACGTCCAATTGGTTGTCCTCGAACAGGTCGTTGACGCCCATCGTGTCGTCGCCGGATACGCTGAACCCTTCCAGGTCGCTCAGGTCGCTCAATGATCGGACGGCCAGTTCGGGCCATCCGATCATCGCCTCGACCTTGTTTTTGATCTGGTCGGGGATGGAGATTCCGAAGTCTTTGAATCGTTCCTTGCAGTCGTAGTAGGCTCCGCGGATCAGGTTGCGTGGGTATTTCTCACGCCACACGCGCAACAGTTCGTGGATGATGGGCATGTCCTCGTCGTCGACGCCGAGGATGGTGCCGACGTTTCCGCTTGCGGTGTCGAGGTAGCTGCTGCCGGTGAATTTCGGAGCGACACTTACCGTTGTGCCGTCGGCCATGTAGAACACCATCAGAACATCACCTCCTGTCGTCTTCCCGGATGTCGTTTCGTCGTGAACGCCCCATACAGGGCGAGAGTGGTGGACACGAGCGGCGTGATGTCGACATCGCTGCCGAGTTTGTTCCAGGCGATCGCGCCGGACTGTCCAAGAGGCCGCGTGGTGGCGCCCTTGACGGCTGCGGCCAGCTGCGGCTGGTATTCGTCCCGTGGATGCTTGAGCGTTCCGGCCTTGAGCATGTCGAGGAAGCGTCCGCACGCGCGGCCCATCTCCTGCATGTTCGTCACCGTGACCCTCACATGCGCCTTCTTCAGTTCGGGCAGCAGGCTCATAGCGGGCGACTGCGCGTCGATGACCACGCTGGCGGTCTTCGGCCAATGTTCGGCGAGCCAGTCCACGGCCCACATGGTTCCCGCCTGCCGTGCGTCCTTGATGTTCGCCATCTGGATGACGGCCGAACCGTCCGCGTACCGTAGCGCGGCTCCGATGGTCAGCACGCTCCTGTCCGGAGGCATGTCGATGCCGAAGCTCACGGTTCCCCCATCAGGCACGTCGTCGATGGCCGCGGCCTGCCACAGGTCGGGACTGATGGCGTATGCGGTGGCGGTCTCGTCCCATATGCCAAGCGCCTCACGACGGAATGAATCGTCCGACAGGTTGTTGCGCATGCGCATGATTGCCTGTTCGCTTGTACGTTTCGGATAGCTGGGATTCGCTTTAGCCCACTGTTCGCGGTCGTCCGAATCCGCGTCCTTGTCGGCGGCAAGCTCCACGTAGAGGAGGTTTCCGTCATGGTTCAGCGCGTGCATGCGTTTCTCCGTGAACGCATCGCACTGGTCTCCCGGCTTGGGTGGATTGCCCATATACACGACCAGGGGGTTAGGACTCGTGTTCAAAACCGGAATCATGTTGTCCATCGCGCGCACTGTGAGGATCTGCGCTTCGTCGAACACGGCCACGTCCACGCTGTGCAATCCTCTGCCGAAGCCGTTCTCGCGGGCGCCGAACATGATGCGGCTGCCGGACGTGAACGTGATCTCCTGTTGGCCGTTTGCTCTGCGGATGCGTTCCACGTACCGGCCGAGCACTGGATTGTGCTCCATCTCGCACATGTCCGCGAATGTCTCGTCGCTGGTGCGCGTATGGTGGGCGGTCCAGATGGCTTTCAGGTTCGGTGTGAGTATCGCCTTGAGGAACAACGCGGTGCCGACGGTGAAGGTCTTGCCGATCTGCCTGCAGCTGGACAGCACGGCGCCGTCCGCGCCACACGCATACTTGCCTTCCGCGTTCTTGGCGAACAGAAGCCACAAGAAGCCCTGCTGCCACAAGTCGAAACGGATGCCGGCCTTACGCGCGGCTTTGTTGATTCGAGTGAACTCGCTGCCGACGATGCCTTCCGGCTGGCGGAGGACCTTGGCGATTTCAGACAATCGACGCTCCGACATCGTCCGTCACCTCGTCTTCCTCATCGTCCAGCAGGTCGGTCAGACCGCCGCCTTGGAGCGCTTCGATGCGTTCGCATACGTCGATGAGCTGGCGGCTGATCGCGGGCAGCGCGTTCGCCGGCGTCGTGGGATCGGCCATGGCCTTGAGCAGCAGGTCACGGTTGTCTCGCAGTATGTCCAGCATGCTGCCGTCCATCATCCGTTCGAAGCTCCGCTGGTCGAGATCCTGCTCCGGCTTCTGTTTCGTTTCCACGGCTTTGACGGGCGGCTTACCGTTCCGGTCCCGTACGGGCCTGTTCTTTTTCCGACGATAATCGGCTTTCTGGCGGCAGGACTTGGAACAGTACTTCTGCGGCCGCCCATGGCCGGATGGCTGGAATTCCTTGCCGCAGAGCTCGCACTTCATCGGCGCCTCCCTCGCTTTCCGACCTTTCGTTGTTTCCCCTGTTTCCGACGTTTGCATTCCGGGAGGGATATCGGCACTGCACCCGAGGCTACCCCAAGGGGGTATGACCGGGTACCCTGCCCTGGTATCGGGTCAGATGCCGAACGTCTTGAACGGCATCGAGCTTGGTTTGATGGTCTGCTTGCCGGCCAGCAGCGCTCGTGCGTGTTCGTCTGTCTTGTCGCTCTTCATCCTGTTGCAGATGCGGTGCGTGAGCCTGCAGTTGGTGAAGCTGTATGGATCACCGCCGCGTGAGACCGGTATGAGCTCATCCACTTCGGCGCTCATCGGATGTGGTGTCTTCAATGTCTTGTCGACTGGCTTGCCGCAGATGGCGCACACATCGTATGCGGCCAGCACTCTTTGCCTGAGCATGCGCCGCCGGTATCCGTTGCTGACCCGCTCGTTGCGTCGCTTGCTCATGGTTATTCCTTCGTATGAAGTCCTAGCATGGCCGACCACGTGTCGACTAGGGATTCCGTCATCTGCGGATATCCCCTCCCGAGGTTATTCATGGAGCGCCTTCGGCGGGAGTCGAACCCGCGCATACACGCGGCCGCAAGGAAGAGGATCCGAAGATCTGCGACTGGTGCGATCTGCCACTGATTCCTACGAAGGCATGGACAGGCGGTTTGAGCATCACCGCATCACGTAAGCGCGGGATTGGCTTGCCTGCCACTGTTGGTGTATGCCCACTCTGACGCGGAGCGGGCGGAGCGTGTCCGATATGCCGTTCGGACAGGACGGTGTTACGCAACCCAAGGAGTTAGGAGAATCCAAGGTGGATATGAAAAGGGTTCAAACCGCATGTCTTCGGTTTGAACCCTCTAATCCACTGACAATTGTGCGTTGCACTTTCGATTTTGTCAAATCGAGTCGCGTCGCACGACCTGTCCATGCACGTCGGAAAGCCTGTACAACGGCTGCCCCTTCACGTTTTCACCAACCGGCTGGAGCCTGCCGCGCTTGCGCCATGAGCGAATCGTGTTCGCGTTGCACTGGAATCCGCATTCGCGCAGCAGCTCCGCGCACTCCCCCGCCGTGAACGCGCGTCCCGACCGAACGCATTCCCTCAGAAACCCCAACCGCACATCCGCCACAAGGTAAGTGTTGCCGCACACGGGACATGCAACGCTTACCGCGCCGACCGCCGCTGTCAATTCGACTCCGCACAGCGGGTTCGGGCATCTTCCGATGCCATGTTTCGCAGGCGGCACGTCGATGATGTCCAGCGTCTTTCGGACCATCGACTCCCACTCATGGTAGAAGTCGGCGATGTCAGGCATGCGGCGCAGTCGAGGACTGCCGGCGCAGACACGCAGCATGTCCACCAGCGGCGGATGCACGCCATAGGTCGCCCAAGGCATGGCGGGCGGAGCGTACAACCGGCGCCAGAGTGCGATTGCGGCATCCTCGATGTCCTGCATGTGGTCGAGCACCGGCAATCGGATTGGCGTCGGTGCGGCTGGAAGGTTGACGTGTCCAGGCTGGCGGCCTCCGTAGTGCGCGGTCGAGTCCAGGAACTCATGCAGCGAATCCAACCATGATGGATATTCCCGCAGCCAGCCGCGCATCAGCCCATCGCATCTCGCGCACATGGTGTCGCCGACAGCGCATTCTCCGCCGCAGACGAGGCACACACCGGCGAGCGCTGGTGCTGTTTGGCTGGTGTTTGTTGTGGTGTTGGTGGTGGTTGGTTGGGATTCGTTGGTTGGTTCGTACATTTGTTCGATTCCCTCCGGCGTGGTAGTCTGGTTTGTGGTAATGCCAGAGCCCGGCCGGAAGGTCGGGTTCTTTGTTTATTCGGTGGCGGAGTCCTGTTTTTCGAGGTGGACGTGTTCGATCTTGGCTCTATGGCGGAGCAGATTGGCGTATTCATCCATGACGTCAAGCTGCCTGCTCAACAGGCTGATCGGACAGACGGGCTCGAAGTCAAGCGTGCCATCCGCATACCGCTGCAGCATGTCCCTGAGCTTGTCGGCGCGGCCGGTGAGCTCTTGGTATTCGACGCGCATGCGCTCCTTGTAGTCGCTGGCGGTGGCGCCGTCCGCTTGGTCGGCCGCGGATAGCACTTCGATGGCTTGGCGCAGGTATCCGTCGCGGATCCATTCCGGTGCGGTCTGCCATTCCTTGTGGATGCTTTCGGTGGAGTCCTTGCGGAGTGCCCATTTGAGCCCGAACAGACGTTCGGCGGCGGCTTCGGTGCGGCCGTCGATTGGTGGCAGTGGCGGTTTGAGTGTTTCCTTACTCATGGTTTCCTCTTTCCTTGGTGGGATGATTTTCGGCCGATTCCCAGATGCTGTGCCAGAGCATCCGGATGATCCATTCGGGCATTTCGGTCCAGATGGTCAGATGCGTCGAGACGGCTGTGGCTTTCCACCACCTGCTGCAGACGACGCAGTGCTGCAGGCGGTGGCGTGGGAAGGTGCTACGCCCTGGTCCGATGCCGTTGCTGGCGCAGATGGCGGTTCCGAGAGCGTTCCGGCACAGATGTGGCGTCCGGTCTTTCATGCGTCGGCCTCCGATTGGGACAGGCGCCACCGCTCGAAAAGACGGTAGGCATCCAGCGAGATGGTCCGGATAGGACTGAATTTCAGCCGCCACATGCAGTCGGCGCACACCTCCGAGGCGGTCTTTGCCTGATCCATATAGGCAGGATGCACGGCATAGACCGGACTGGACACCCGCCTGCGACACAGATCGCACGTATGCATATCCTGCGCGACCAACTCATCACGCTGACACTGGAACGGGTTCCGCGCGTCCCGCTCCTCCACGGCATCGGCGAGCGCCTCACGAATCTTGTCCCTGGCGAAGGTGTAGGCGTTGGATCTGATTGTCGCGCATTCCTCGAGGGGCCTATTGCCATAACGCTGCCCGGCGCTCGCGGCCTCGAGTTCCTGGGCGATGAGTTTGTTGAGCACGTCGATGGCGATGTCTGCGTCGCTGTTTCTCATTTTGTTTCCTCCTTGGCTTTGACGCATTCGGGGCAGAGGCTGTCGTTGGGGTCGGTGGAGTTGAGCTGCCATCCCTCGTATTCGAGCCGATGCAGCGGTCCGACGTCCCACTTGCGGCATTCGCGGCATGAGAGATGGTGGTGGTTCGGGCAGAGGCTGTCGTCTGGGTAATCGCGGTCGATGTGCCACCCATCGGCTTCCAGTTCGTCAGGTGCTCCACTGTCGGTGATGTCGCAGTCATGGCATTTGACGTGCCAGTGGAGCGGGCAGTAGTGTCTGCCTTGGAGCTCGTCGCATTGCCAGCCGTGGTCGGCGGCCTCGTTGTCGGCGTCCTCGTAGGTCGCGTCATAGACGGAAAGGCTTGTGTGGCACTCGTCGCAGACGACGAACAGCTCATGGATTTCCTGGTAGCTCATCGCTCAGGATCCTTGTCCGCTCCGCTCACATGGGCCCAGTCGCAGGACAGGCCGGCCTGCTTGCCGTTCGTCGAGTAGACGATGCAGTCCACTTGCCTCGTGTCGGTCAGGGTGACGACGCATTCCGTGAATACGTCGGCCCCGGCGGAGCACTGCGAGTCGACGGACCTGACCGCATGCGCTGGCGTGGAAGGCTCCGACGCGCTTCCGCATCCTGCGAGCGCGGTGCAGAGGGTGAGGGTGATGGCGGTAAGTGTGGCGCAGATGGTGTTTCTCATTGTTCGTTCCTTTGATGGTGGCTGGCGTGGTGGTTCCAGAGGCGGATGGCTTTTTTGAGGTTTTTGCCGTCGACGTGGAGGATGCATTTGTGCCGGCAGTTGGGGCAGATGCAGCCGTAGATGGTGTTGACCGGTTTGCGGGTTCGGAGGTTGTAGATAGTGCCGAGGGTCAGGATGAGCGGCCGGGACTTGCGGCATGCCGGGCAGGGTGCGGGTCTGCGCCATTTGCGTGGGTTGGTGGCGATTCTGACGGTGTCTGTGTGGTGCATTTCATTCCTTTCCGTAGATGGCGAGGCTTCTGATGCCGTCGCTCATGCTGTTGGAACATGTGTTCGGATCGTGGGCGATGATGTCTTTCTCGATGCCCTGGAAGCGGAGGCTGGCGGTGCCGTCCGGATGCCGGATGAGTTCGAGTCGTCCGTCGATGATGACGTCCTGGTCGGTTTGGGCGATGCAGCGGCGGCCGATCAGGATGACCGGATCGGCCGACCGCCACTTGTGCAATGGGACGATGATGCTCATTCCCGGCCACCCATCCAGCCGATCAGGAAGGCGAGCGCCAGGAGGATTATCGCGGTGTGGCTCATGCCGTTCCTCCGATCTCCGGGCTGGCCAGCATCTCGGTGATCGCGTCCTTGGCTATCAGGCGCCATGGTTCGCGGCCGTCGTCGTCGAGGTTTTCCCACGTGAGGTGTTTGCGGTGGCCGTTGGCGTGGAATCGGTTGTAGATGGCGTGCGCGACGGCGTATTGCGTGTCGAGGCTGATGACGAGCTGGTCTTGCTGGTCTTCGGTCATTGGTAGGTCTCCGGTCTTGGCGGTGCGAGCAGTGCGGCGATCGCGTAGCTGGCGAGGCTGGTGGCGAGCGCCGCGATGGTCAGTGCGGTGTGGATGGCGAGCCACGTGATTGGTGTCCACTGGTGGAGCGCCTGTCCGATGATCGCCCTGATGACGGCGTGCGGGATGAGCAGCAGCGCGAGGAGGGTGAACAGCGTGGCCATGGCGTCTCCGAGCCGGTCGGCGAGGTGGCTGATGGTCTTTCTCACTTGTGGTCTCCCGTCTTGACGGCGAGTGTCTCGAGCATGGCCTTGTAGTCTTTGATGTCGCGTGCGATGCAGGATTTCACCCGGTGCGGGCCGCTGTCGCCCTGGTATGGATCCGGGGCGCCGAGCACGGTGACGAGTCGGCGGATGGTGGCCATGTCGTATTTGCGGTAGGTGAGCCACGCGTCAGGGTTGAGGTTGAGTCGGCGGAGGAAGTCAAGGTCGAAGTCCACGTTGGTCCCCGCGGGGACGAGGGAGAAGCGCTGGGAGAGCGAGTCAAGGAATTCCTCCACGGCGTTGGCCACGACGACCATGCTGTCATTGCGCACGGAGCCTCCCATGAGTTCGAACAGCAGGCCGTTGTCGGTGTGCATGGAGAAGGCGACGGGTCTCATGGGTAGGAGGTCGAGTCCGTCCGGGCGGATGATGCGGTATAATGATCCGAACTTTTGTTCGCCCAGCATGTCGGTACATTCCATACCGATCTCCAATTGCAGGCTTTTGCGCCTGTCCACGCCTGTGGTCTCAAAGTCGATCCACAGCAGCGCCTCCGGTTTGCCGTTATTCTCGTGCATTTGTCATTCCTTCCGTTTGAATTGTCAATGTTTCGCGCATGGTCAATGGCGTGGCCGTGCCGTCCTGGTTGAGCCAGAGCCATCTCCCCTGCCAGTCGCGCACTGGGGTGGAGAGAGGATCTATGCCGAGCGGGACGATCAGTCCAAGCCGTTCGGCCTCAGCCACATGCTGGTGGACCCACCCATGGCAGCCGGTCGTCCCCGAGCCGCACAGCTCGATGATGTTGACGGGACTATGCCGCACATCCGGATTCGCCGCGCGACGCAGTTGACGGTGATGGCCGCTTCGTCCGGGCCATCGTGACGGATCGTGGATGTTCGTCCCGCAGCGCAGGCAATGCCAGCCCTGGCGTTCCAAAGCGATGCGCTTCGAGTCCTCGAACTCACTCACAACGCGCTCCTTCCTGCATCAGGCCGTTGACCAGCACCAGACATGAAGTGCAGTTCGTTCTTAGTCCGGAGGCCATCGCGGCGATGCCGTTATCGGCCTTGCCGCCGGCGAGCGCCTGGAGTTCGATGTTCGCCGCGGTTTCCGCGGTGTCGGTGAGGAGTTGGGCGAGTCTGTTGATCTGTTCCTTGGTCATTCGTCTTCCTCCTCGTCTTCTTCCGTGATGGCGGCAACAAGTTGGTCGAGGTGTTCGGTCTCGTCGTCGGATGGCTCATAGCCGAGGTCTTGGAGGATCAGGTAATAGCCGGGGATGCGGCGGCTGACGTTGTCGTTGCCACTCCAGTCCCAGTCGTTTGGGCTGATGAACCATTCGATTCTGGCGGTGAGGATCATGACCGCGTATGTCGGCCAGTCCGGTGAGTCGAGGTGCGTGTGGAGTTCCGCGAGCGCCTGTTCCGGTTTGATGCCGGCGATGGCGGCGAACTGTTCCCGGGCGCATGCGGCGTCGTTCCAGGTGTGTAGGTCTTTGGTGAAGCCGGTCGGGTCCGGGTCAATTGTCTGCAGGAGTCCGAGCCTTGCCGTGGTCTCGATGAGCTTGGCGCGCTTGATGGCATGGAGATGGCCGTGGAGCCATGCCATGCGCTTGTCAGCCGTCGTGGCGGCGTATTCCTCGAGCACGTGCTGTCGGGCGTCGCGTTCGGCCTGTTCGGCGGCTCGCTGGGCTTCCTTTTCGGCTTCGGCGGCCGCATCACGACGATCCCAGAGGCATATCGTCTGCGTCGCTTCATGGACGGAGACCGCGTCTGGATTCTGCTTGCGGAGCTCTTCGATGGTCTCTTCCGGAGTGCCCGCGTGAGGGAAGATGGCGCCGGCGTAACGCCATTCGGAATCCGAGAAGGTCTCTCCGGGATCCTCGATGACGTTGAGACCGGTGGTGCCGGTGGCGAGGATCGCGGAGACATCGGCGAACCACTGGCTCCGGCGATCATCCACTTCGATGTTGTGGAGGATGTAGTCGAAGTTGCTGGTGCCCGCCGCCTGCGCGAGGCGTTCCTGACGGTCCGGCTGGCCGTCGTATCGTGCGATGGCCACGAGTTGGCCGATAGTGAGCTGGTCGAAGTCGTCGCGCGTCTTCCTAACGTCCGCCTTGATACTCGCGGCCTTGGCACGGTCTCGCACGTAGTCGGCACTCCTGCCGAGCCTGTGCGCCACGGCGGCGGTGGTGGCTCCGAGGTCGAGCATGCCCTGGATGGCGTCAGCCTCCTCCATCGTCGTGAGCTGTTCTCGCTGGCAGTTTTCGGTGACCATGGCCTCCAACTGCTGCAACGGGTCTAAGTCAAGCACGAAACACGGCACGGCTCCGGTGCCGGCCTGCTTGCATGCGGCGAGACGACGATGGCCGGCGATGACACGATAGCGCTCGCCGTTGGGTACGACGGAGAGCGGCGAGAGCAGGCCGTTGGCTTTGATGCTGGCCGCTAGGTCGGTCACGTCGCCGATCTGCTTTCGTGGATTGTCGGGGTGGGGGTCGATGAGGCTGGTGTTGATGAGCTTGATCTGGTTGCTTTGGTAGTTGCTCATTGCTTCTCCTTGCTGGTTTCTTGGTTGTTGAGTTCGTCTGCGCACGCCTGGCATGCCTTCCACCATTCGCTTGGATTGCCTTCCCTGAGGCTTCCGGTGTGGTCGTATGCGTCCTCATGTGGATCCATGAGCTGGTGGACGTGTTCGCAGTTCCAGGTGTGCTTGTGCTGGCGTGCGGGTGTGATGGGTTCCGGCGCCCATGTCTCCCATTGGTCGCGGAGCCATGTGTTGAGTCGTGGGATGTGGCCGCTGCGGATTTGGCCGTCGTTGACGGCGTGCTTGTAGCGGCGGAGCGCGGTCTGGAGTCGGGTCAGTTCGACGGGGTTTCCGGCGATGGCCGCGTATAGGGCTCTGGCTTCGGCTTCGGTCTTGCGGCCTTTCGCGCCGACGGATCCGGGATAGGTTTCGGCGAAATGGTCGAAGCCGGATTCCGGCGTGGCGGGTTGCTTCGGTTTGCCGGTGGGAGGGGTCGGAGAGGGATTATCGGTATCGGTATCGGTTTTATGCCATGTTTTTGCTTGGCTGTCCTCTAGCAACTTGCTAGACGGTTTGCTACCCATCTCGCTACTGTTTTGCTCTCCGTTTGCTTGGCTGTTTTCCGGCAAGTTGCCCGACGTTTGCTTGGCCTTTTGGTTGGCGGCCTTACGGCGGCCTCCCTTGCTTCCGGCTTTTCGGCGCGCCTCGCGTTGCTCTTCGGTCAGTACTCGTGGCTCCCTGCAGATGCCTTCGGCGTAGACGGGACGCCATCCGCCGTCGTGCTCCTCCATGAGTCCCGCATCGATGAGCTGCTGGAGCTGGCGCATGGTGCCCCCGGCGTCCTTGAGGTCGAACTGGTCGAAGTGGCCGGGATACGCCGACGGGTCCTTCGATTGCATCGAGACGCCTTTGGAGTGGATGACGCAGAGTTTGACCCACAGGCCCACGGTGGCGAGCGGTAGGCGTCGGATGCGCCTGTCGTCGGCCATCTGGTCGTCGATGATGAACCACATTCTTCTTCTCCTTCCGTGGTTCGGGTTCCTTGGAGGCTTAGCCGATCTCGCCGGTGTCCGGGTCGATGGACGCCTCCACGTCGCCATCCTCCATGTCGAGGCTGCGGCGCAGGTCGTCGATGAGGATCATCTGCCGTGACGTGGCGGGCTTCGCACACATGTTCTCCATGGCCAGTCCCGCGTCGAGGATGCGCTGAGCGAGGTCTGCGCAGTCGTACACGGCTTCGGTGATGGCGTGGATGCCGCCCCACTTGTCGATGTGCTCCTGCTTGTTTTTGGTGTCCATGACGGTGCGGCATGCCTTGAGCACGACGGCCGCGGCCTTGGTGACCTGCTGCGTCTTGCCGATGAGGTCGATGAGCGTGTCGGGCGTGGCCTCCTGCGGGATGAGCGCCTGTTGTTCGCTGGCTTTCATTGCTTCCTCCTTTAGAATTCCGGTTCCGGATCGGGTTTGCCGAAGTCCCCAAATGATGACTGGTCGGCCGCCGGCGCGCCCCACGGATCATCGGCCGGCGGCGCGGCGGGTTGCTGTGTCTGCGCCGACTGTTGCGGCCGTTGGCTCCAGCCACCGACGCCGGTGTTGACGGGCGGCTGCGGCGATGCGGGGTTGCCGTAGACGGGACCGCCCTGGCGGCTGATGCGGGCGACCTGCGCCGTCGCGTACCGCAGCGATGGCCCGATTTCGTCGACCTGCAGCTCCACGACGGTCCGATTGGTGCCGTCCTGCGCCTGATACGAGTGCTGCTTGAGCCTGCCTTGGGCGATGACCCGCATACCCTTGGACAAAGATTGGATGCAATGCTGCGCGAGGTCGTTCCATGCCGAACAGCGGAGGAAGAGCGCGTCTCCGTCCTCGTACTGTCCGGTCTGCCGGTTGTACTGGCGTGGCGTGTTGGCGATGGTGAAGCTGGCGACCTGCGCGCCCTGGCCGGTGGTCCTCAGTTCCGGATCCGCGGTGAGGTTGCCGACGATGGTGATGACGGTCTCCCCTATGGCCATGTCAGGCTCCCTTCACATATCCAGCCGGTTCCGGGCCGAGCTGGCTTGGATCCTTGGCCTTCCACGCGCATTTCGCGCGCAGGCATCCGGCCTCGCGGTCGATGACAATCTCGCCGAAGCGCGCCGACGCGACCATGGTGAGGTTCCAGCCACGGTCGCGGTTGAGCGCGCTGATGGTCTCGTACAGTTCGCCGATCAGCTCGGCGGCCGTCATGCCGACGCTGGCCGGCGTAAGCGGCCATTCGAACCACTTCTCGCCTTCCGGCCTGATTGGTGTTTTGCTTGGCAACGTTTGCCTCCTTTGGATTGATGTCGTGCCGGGACGCGGATTCGAACCGCGCATCCATCCGCCGACGTGACCTCAACACGCCGATCCATGGCGCCCGCATCCTGTCGCGGGCCCCGGCGAAGGCCGGACGGGAGGAGAAGAGAGAAGATGACCCGTCCGGCCGGTTTTAACGTCTTTTCCTTGACGCGCGGGCGGTTCCGGCATGGCCGCGCATGACGAACCACGTCCATGCCGCAATGTGTGCGGAACCGTCCAAGTCCTTCACTGCCGTTGCTCGTCCAGCCAGCGCGCGAAGCGGGGGTCGGAGCACAGGCAACGCATGATGACGGCCGTCGGAATGAGCACCGCGAACGGCGCGGCGATGAGATGTTCGATCGGATGCGTGCACGCCGGCGTGCAATACAGCACCCACATGGCCAGCAACCACACCGCGAACAGCAGCTGGTGCAGGATGACGTGGGCAAGGGCCTTCATCACATCAGCTCCTTGTTGATGGTGTCGATAACGATGTCCACGAGGTCGGCCACGTCGAGGTCGACGTATCCGACGATGTGACCGAGCGAACGCCTTGCTTCGATTTCGTCCCATAAGTCGCCGCAGGCCGGACTGATGGCGTCGCCATGGTCCTCAAATTCCCTGAATATCGCTTCGACGCAGGTTTTGCGGATGTCGGTCATTTGTCCTCCTTTTCTTCACATGGGTCAGGCCACGGGGTATCGGTACGCCAGTCGTTGTCGGTCATCACGCGCCCACCTCTTCCTCGTATTCGGCCGTGCACTGGTACAGGTGTTGCGCGAAATAGGCGATCATCTGCTCCTTCGGATACATGACGATTCGTCCTACCTTCACGAACTTCGGGCCGATGCCCGCGCTACGCCAGTACGCCAGGGTGCCTTCCTTGATGCCGCAGTTGTCCGCGATGTCCTTCGTTGTGTTCATCGGCTTCAACGCCGCCGCCAATGCGGCGAACACCTCTTTGTCATCCATCACGCGCCTCCTTTGCGTGTGTGATGCCGGGCGGCGTTAGGAGAACCGCCCGGCCCTCTCCTAAAATCGGTGTCATCCCGCATTTGCGACGTGCGGGCCGAACAGTTAGGAGAAGAATCGATGAATGGGTTATGGGTGACCATCGCTGGATGGGTGGTGACTATCGGCGTATCCGTCGCCGGTTGGGTCATCACCGGGAGAAGGGCCGCGAATAGTGGGAGGACCGATACGGAAAGGTTCGAAAGACGTCTCTCGCTGTTCTCGGAGCAACTGGACGCCATGCGGAACTCTTCGGATTCGCTGCATAGGCAGGTCAATCTATTGGAACGCAAGGTGTCCGTTCCGGACTGGATCATCGAGCATCCAAGTCCGAGCCCGAACAACGTCATGTTCGTGATCAGGAACCGCAACACGTTCGACGCGTATGACGTGCGCTTGGAGGCCGATGGGTGCGAACCGGTTGTGTTGGGCGACATGGCAAAGGGGTCGTCGCGCAAGTTCGAGTTCGTCGCCGCCGTTCTTGGGCGAGCGGATAATGTCATCATCAGTTGGCTCGATTCCCCGCAGGCGACGGAACGTATGGGCCTGCCGATGGCGATGCCGGAAAGACGATAGCCAGGAAGTGGCGCAGTGCGTCGCCTTCGAGCTCGATCATTTCAGCCAAGGTCACGTATGCCTTGCCGTCCCATATGTCCACATGGATCGGATGCTCCGTGGGGTCGAAGAGCGTTCTACCGCTCACGCCCAGAGCGTCCTCGAGTTCTTTGGGCGCGCAGTCGATGTCGGTGATATCGAACGACGTGTTCATTTCAGTTCTCCTCCTTGCTGTTGGCATTGTTGGCTGTCGCGTTTTCCAGCGCATCGGCGAGCGCCTGATTCTGTTCTTCGATCGCTTCCGTCGGCGAGCGCTTCGGCGTCTTTGATGATGTCGGAGAGCTTGCGTCCGGTGACTTGGCTGATGCGGACAAGCTCGTCGAAGTTGAACGTCCCGCCATTGAGTTTGCGGTTGAGACTGTTGCGTGGAATGCCTGCCTTTATTCCGACCTCATCCTGCGTGAGCCCAGCGTGTTTTATGGTGCTCTTGAGGACATCACCAATTTGTCGAGATGTCACATTTTCAATTTGCTTCAAACCAAACCT